GAAATTCTTACCCATCCATCGGATACATTAGTTATAGTATAACCAATGCTACTCCAACTTCCACGACCACCCGAAGCATTATGTGCTTTTGTTGCAGTAGTAAAATCATAGTCTAATCTAACATCACCCGTAGTTAAGTCGCTCATTTGAACCCTAACACGAGTAGTGGTGTCCGCTTTAACATATACGCTATAAGTATAAACCTCATTTGAAGCGGTTGCATTTTGCGCTGCGTAATGTGTGTTATTTGCAGTATCTTCAATTAACTTATCTGCGGTTGCAGTACCATTAGGAGCGGTTGTAGTGTTAGCAGTAACGCTTGAATTACCTTTAGTCCAACTTGCGTTTTCAAAACTTTGACTTTGCAACAAAAGATTCTCTCTACCCTTCTCAATAAGACCATTGACATCTACCCTTGTAGCCGCTAAATTACTTCCCCTTGTAAATGTAAAGTCCCCACTCCCATCGGTCGGCTTTATACTATATAACTTGCCATCTTTATAGGCACTTGGAATCATTGCTAAACTTGCGTCAGAAAATAGACTCATAATAAATCGTTTAATTCGTTAATAGTACACACCCTTGCCTCTGTATCGCCACTTGCCGCCTCACATCTGGTATCATAGGCATCGAATAACCTTCTACCTGCGTCTGCTTGTGGGAATGTTCTTAAGGCACGACTAACACATTGAAAGGCTTCAATAGTCCCTTCATCTAATTCAACTCTATTGCGTAATTGTGCTGGTGATAATATATACCACATTGCAGAACCCCATCCAATTTGATTGGTTAGTGCATCACCACTTCCCCACCAAGTAGAGCCGTATATAGCACCATACCCTTTTTCGTTAATCATTTTTCTTCTTTATATTATACACAACAGAGATAACCCCCCAAGTGCTATTAAACCAATAATCAACCATTTTTGTTTTCTTTTGCCATTAAATACCACTTATGCCCAGTATAGCCAATGGCTACAATCGTTAAAATAATCTTTAACCCTAGTTCTATATTAGTAAAATTAATCGCTAAAACAGAAGCGTTAAGTAAGTATATTTTCAAATCAGTTAGGTTCATCATTTTAATTTCGTTTAAACGGGTCTTGTATACTCCCAAAGGATTGATATTTGAACATCACCAAGTGGGTCTTCACAAGATAGTCTAAAGTTAATTCTATCACCAAGACTAAAACTTGATGTGCTTAAAGATACACTAGTTGCAGTATTTGCAGTTGTTGCAAATGTCCCACTATTATCAATTTCAGTTGTCCCATTATACATATAGAATCTGCACCCAGTTGTAGAGTTGCTTGTCATCAATAAAATCCTTGCAACGCTCCCATTGTATATTGGAATAATGTAGTTCTCCATACTACGAGAGGTTGTCTCAGCAGTAGTGTTAATTGGGATAAATAAATCTGCTGGGTCATCTGTATTATTAAAGTTGTGATGTGTAACACTCTCAATAGATGCAAGTCCACCACCACTAATCCATTGTACCCCAGTTGCAGTAGAAGACAATAATTGACCACTTGTTCCAGCGGCATCAGTCCCATCAAGTAATGCCCCACCAATCTTCAAAGAGCCGTTGTCTATCTCAACGGCATCTTGAGACAAATATATAGGGGATGGATTACCCAACCCATCATTGAGTCGCTTAACTGTACTTGCATTTAAAGGCTGATTGTCATCAATCTTAATCAACCCATCGTAAGTATCCTTAATCCTTGCTCCCGTTAGTGGTGTCCCCATTATCTATAATCTTTTTTTCTTCGTTCGTTAGCCGCCCTATAAAGCGGTCTAACGAACTTATATAGTTGTCTTTTAACTTATATTTATTAATCTTCTGCTCCATTAAAGAACCCAACCAATGTTGTTTGCGTCTCTATCGGGATACATAGCCTCCGAAGAGGAAATAAATTCTGGATATAACTCAGAATTAAAGTTCATATAATCTATAAATCGATTGGTATAGAAAGTTGCCTTATCCATAGCCCTTGTCGTTAACCCAGCAATCTCACCATAATCAACGGCATCACTATTGTCAGAGCGATGTCTGTACACCCCACCATTGCTAATTGTATATGCTGCAAAAGGAATATACTCCGCTTGAGTATACCAAGCCAACATAGGTTTAATATAATCGTCTAATAAGGTCTTGTAATCAGCATTACCAGCATCATTAATCGTTCCAGCAACAATCAATGTTTGTAATTTCTTGTATAGATTAGTCCCTAAATAGTTTTGAATGTGAATGTCTTGGGCAGTCTCAATAAACTGAATTAACTTGTCCGCATCCAACTCCCCATCAATAATGGACTTTCTTTTCACATATTTAGGTGATATAAATAACGCAGTCATTATTCCCCAAGTATTTTGTTAAACAATCGCTTCAAATAAGCACCTCCATTGGGCATATCAATTGGTCTAACCCCCATTTCCTCTGGGTTCTTTGGGAGGATTAATCCATCCTTTACTGCCTCATCAATATTGACCTCTCCACTACCAATCTTCTTATAAACTCGCAATTCCCAAAAGTGATGACAGTTTTTACCGCCCTTGTACTTCAATAAAGAGTAATTTCTACCCTTATGCCCTAATTTATTGTTAACCCCTTTAAAAGACATTTGATTAATGTCCTCCTTACGGAATACTATGTCGGCAGAAGTCAATCCTTCCATTCTGCGGCAGAATTGTCTACTCCCTTGAGAGTTTCTAATAGGTACATAAGCATATCTCACCTTATAAATGCCTTTGTCCTCCATTGAAGGGGCTAAAGGATTCGCTTCAGAGAGTTCTACGCCCGTTTCAGCATCACAACTATGGATAAGTTCCCAAGAGTCATCAATCTTCTCTCCAAGAGCCTCTAATTGCCCAAATAAGTCATCAAACTCTTCATCTGATAACTCATCCTTGTCAGAAGACAACTTTTCCCCAGTTTCTTGCTCTTTAACAATGCTTGTAGAGATGTTATCTAACTCAACAAACTCGATTGGTTGAAGAGTAACAAAGTAAAGTGATAAAAAGATGTTGTTATATGCTAAAATATCATCTAAAGCATTGATAATATTCTGTTGAAATGGTCTAATAACGATATTATCCATCAAAATACTCGCAGTACGCAACTCTTCGGCATTATTCCCGAAACCAGTGTTGTCTTTTATCCCTAAAAGGATAGGGGACACAATCCCGTGACCCAACATTATCTTCTCACGACTCTCATCGGCTAAAAACTGATATTGTGCGTGTGCATCTGGTAGGTGAACGGCATCAACAGTGGCAGCAGTGTCTTTATCTTCGTTAAATGCCAATATAAACTTACCAGCATTACTACTCCCACTAAATTTCTCCATAATCTTTCTCTCTAACATCTCTTGAACCTCCTCAGAAGGTTGTCCGTTGTTAAAGTTGATTAAAAGAGAGGGTTGTAACCCATTTTCTATGTTAGAAAGGTGATAATTGCTTACTTCCTCCTCTAATTGACTATATTGTAGTGAAGATTGGTAGTCACAAGGTGAATAATAGTAAAAACCACTAATATATGGTCGAACAACATAGATTTCAACCGTATCGCTCTTCCCTCCGTTCTTAAATGTCGGGATTCGCTTTGGTTTGTCACTTGGCTTCATATCACACCACTTTGGATGGTAGTAATATGCTCTAATAACACCATCTGAAGTCTTTTCAGCACGAAGAGTCTCCATTGGATGATGTTTAATGGCAATAACTTTAGTTTTTGTCTTGTTATAGACAACTTTTATTGCAGCTTGACCTAATAACTTTCTATCCCCTACAATCTTGCGTAATTCACGCTCGTCTATAAGACGTTTCATCTCAATATAAGCGTCTCTATTGATTTGTCGGTCAACGGCTTCAAGCCCTCTCCCGAAAATCATATCACTAATACCATTTACACAACGAGCATTAGTTGGAGAACCTAAATATCTCTCGATAATAACATCGAAATAATCATTGTTGTCCCCATACATAACCCACTCCTTGTTAGACACCTCGTGAATCGTAGGTCTTTCGTAATCGGCAAGGTTAACAACCCTTATATTCTTACTCTTATTCATATTAGTCTTCTAATATAATGTACTCTTCATCTTCACCCTCTGAATCAATGGTGTAAACCCCAGTGTTTAGCGAAGGCACATAATCTGTTGATGAGGTAGCATATAATTTATCTCTATAAAGTAAATCTCCCCCGTTTTTAACCTCCATAAAATACACGCTATCTTGCTCAAGGATTGTGAAATCACAATCTAATTGGCAATAATTGTCTGTGTACGATGGGGTGACTGTTATCGTCTCTGATACATAAGTCCCATCTTGTCTAATAGTCACACTAACTGGTGTTGTAACGCTATAATCCCTTGTTATAACATAGAGTGTGTTAGTTTCTAAAGATGGATTTACCCTTTTCATACTATAATACCAAAAAAGGTTATTTTTGTTTTTTTTATATAAAACAATAAAGGGGATGATTACTCACCCCCCTCATCATAAATAAAGAAACTATGCAAATTAAGTTCCAGAAACAATTGTTCCACCAGCATCAACGATGTTAGTGTCAAGGAAGTTAGCTGGTACTTTCTCCATACCAGTTAAGGTAAGAGTGTACCCACTCAAATCTCCCATATTAAGTCCAGTAACGATAGTTCCACCAGTTACAGACATACCATTCAAAAGACCAGCAACGAAGAAATTCCCGTTTTGGTCTTCTACGATAACGTGAGGATGACCGAAAGAAATCAATTTAAGTTCTTTGTGGTCTTCTTTTGTTAGTTTTGGTAAGGTAACTTCAAGAACTTGCTCGAAAGCAGTTGTCCCATTCTCCATAGAAGACTGAATGTTCTGCGTAAAAGATGAAGAGAAATGCACTTCATACTTGTACGCACTAAAAGATGCAGCAAGGTCATCAATCACATCTGTGTCTGTCGCATTGTATACGATTCCCGTAAAGTCTCCGTAGTCAACGAAATAGATGTTTTTAATACCCCCAACTGTATCCTTACAAGGCTTCAATCTCCCTAGTGATAAATTTTCACAAGCCATAATTATGTTTGGGTTTTATATTATTATTAATTCAGTTTTATTTGATTAAGGGGGTGCTATTAAACACCCCCGTTATCAAATCTTATTAAGCGTAGTATACTACTTCAGAACCGTAAGCGTAGTTTACGTTAGCAGTAAAACGCATTACGAAACGTACATTCTGGCTACCATCAAGGTCAGCCATATCAAGAACTTTTACCTCATTCCAGTCAGACATAAGTGATGTACCGAAGAATAAGTTGCTTGATTGTGCAGCAACCATCTGGTTAGAAGGAAGACCTTCAGCTAAGAAAAGTTTTACACCATCGAAAGTCAAGTCACCAAGAACTTGGTTGTTTCCACGACCCTCGAAACCATTAGCACCAAGACCAGAAGCACCGAATCCTCCTAATGCACGAACATAAGCACGATATATATTGTTTGATACATAGATGAACAAGTCTTCTTTACCATAGATAGCGGCTGGAATAGCATCAACAACTTTCCCAAGTTCAGTGATAACGTTAGCAGCAGTAACAGTAGTACCAGTTACATCAACAACAGAAGCATCAGCAGCGAAACGAGTTGTGAATCCATCATACTCACCAGCAGTACCAGTAGCACCTTGCCAGATGATAGTTTCATTAGCAGAAGCAACTTCAGCAGCAGTTTTAGCGATGATGAAATCAGCTAAGTTTGGAGGAAGGTTGTCGTGAGCAGAAAGTCCCATTGCGATTGCTTCCCAATCATCACGAAAATCTTGCTTACACAAAGTGAAGTTTACTTGAAACTCCTCTGGCTGAAGAATGTTTTCAGTCAAAGAGATAGTTCCAGTTGGAGTAAAGTCACAAGACCCATCTTTAATCAAGTCGCTCATAGCAACTTTCTTCAATACTTGCTTGTATTTTACGTTTGGTTTAACAGTAACCCCACCATTACGGATAGTAGAAGGGTTTAATAACGCTGCTTGGATATAAGGCAAAGCAAATTCCCCAGCGTAGGTAGTTGTAACATTAGTGGTTGTAGCCATTTTTAAATAATTTAGTTGTTTGTTTTACTTTTTAAATAATGATGCGAAGACATAATCTTCAGTTGTTCTCTTACGCCCTTGAGCATAAAGACGTAATTGTTTTTCCTCTACTTGAGCGTCTGGAGTGTGAACCAAAGTATCTGTATCCTCTTGAGAAGATAACTCTTCAGTAATAGACTCGTCTTGAGCCAAGTCAGAAGGAACTTCTTCGCCTTGCTCTGGAGACATTACTTCAAGAACTTTAGTGTACATCTCTTTCATCTCTTTCATAGCGGCTTCAAATTCACTACGCTTAACGTAGTCTTCGACTGGGGCTTCTTCAGAAGGCATATCTTGCATTGGCTCTTCTTCAGCCAACTCTTCTTGAGCCTCTACTTGTTCAGACAATTCTTCTTGAACTGGCTCTTGAACTTCTTCTTGAGTCTCTTCGGCAAGAACTACCTCTTCTTGAACCTCAACCTTGTTAGCCTCGTCTTGCTTTATTGCAGACTCCGCTAACTTCACGATTTCGTTGAAAAGTTGTTTTGGTGTTCTCATAAATTAAACATTTTATATTAATACTAATTATAATTCCTTTTGTCTTATTTTCAGATTTGTCCTATCCCTTGATTGATTAACTCACCCTTGCAACACTTGCTTGAATAAGTTCTCCCATCTTTGCATAGACATCCTCTCTTACCTCCCTTTGGAGATGAATAACTCCCAACATCGTTTGGGTCTTTTAACTTTCTCTTTGCCATTATGATGTATGATTTTGTGTTCTCTGAATAAAGTAAATTATATCCCAAACTTTAGCAGTACCACCAATGGCAGTAATCTGTATTTGAGAGCCATTTGATACAAAGTCACTATCTGAATAGTATTGGAATACCCCGTGATAGTTATGTTCGACATCATTTCCTTTAGGGAAAGTGATGTCCGAACTTAATCTGTCATAAGGAGTGCCATTTATTGCCTCTAACTTTAACTCTAAATAAGTTTGGTTAGCGTTAACAGAAGAATATTTAAACACAACGGTTAAGACATAGACATCTGCATTATTAACCGCTTGTATCTTTTGTGTAGCACTATTATAGAATGCTTTAGGGGAATGGATATGTTCATTAATTACATTCCCAGCATTGTTAGGGAGGGCTATCGTAACACCATCAGCCAAACTCTTTTTGTTTAATGATGTCCACTCTGTATCATCATATCTAGCCCAACCAAGACCCATAGCGTCAGATTGAGGAGGGTAAACAATTACCTTCTCATC